CTCGAACAGCTCAACTTCCTTATCGACGGAGCGCGTTCCAACCTGATGGACATGAAGGCAAGCCTTGCCATCGACGGCCCCTTGCTCAAGCCTGAGCCTCAGTATACCAAGGAGCAGGTCATCGAGATGTTGCGCTCTGCGTACGACCTCGGAGCTACGGCACACGAGGAGAGCATGGAAGTACAGACGGATAGTTGGAGGGGTGGCGTCGAGTTAAACGTCGAGGTGGAAAGCGGCGGCTTCAGTTACAACGGAGATGTCACTGTAGAAGAGGACGCCATCAAGGAGTTAGTCAGCTTTGCCGACCACAAAATGTCCGACGAGCATATCGAAGGAATCCTCAAGTCATGAAGAACAATTCTCAAACCCGCAGTTATGCGGAAGCCGTTGGTCAGGCTATGGCCTTCGGGCTTGGTGTCACCTGCTGTGACATCTTCAACAACCCTAAAGTGAGCGGCTACATTCACGGGGTCAATTCCGGCCAAGAGGTGCAGATGCCCGCTTCCCATGGGTTCACCATGGACAGCTACTTTTTTTGGAGAGAGATGATGTACAAGGCTGAGACCTTGGGGCATGAGCGCAAACAAGACCCGTGCGACTATGGCGTAGCCATACACCGCATGGGTGACGTACTCATAATGAAAACGGTGCGGTGTCATACGTTCTTTGAGAACGCCCTTGACGGAGCCGAGACAGAAGGTACAGAGAGTACAATCATAGACGTGTCTGACTTAGACAAGAGCATCTATCTTGAAGAACACGGACGTGTACCGGGAACCTATGGAGAACTCGAAGAAGGAAGAAATGGTGGAGCTTCAGGCTTTACTGACGGAATTAGAGCGGGGCTATGAGCAACGCTATGGAAAAGATTCAATATGGAATTCATTAAAGAAAACAATACATCATGTCCAGAAACAACTCCGTAGTCGAGACCAATGACTACTCTCAATTCTCGTTTATCAAACTCAACAGACACGTTGACGATGGCCACGTCAAGCGTCTTGCCAAAGACATCCACGACAACGGCTTAAGCCAACCCATCCTCGTCGATGCCGAGGGTAACATTCTTGAGGGTCAGCACCGCTTCCTTGCTTGCCAATCGCTTGGCATCAACGTCAAGTACATTGTTACTGACGCAATCAGCATCGACAGGGTGGTGGTTCTTAACAGCCTGTCCAAGGCGTGGACTCCGTTAGACAAAGCGCGTAGCTATGCCGCCCAAGGCAACGACCATTACATCAGGCTACTTGACTTCCTTGAGGAGTGCCAAGCGGTCGAGCCCAAGGTGTCGTTACGCATCGCGAGTATGTTGGCTCAGGGCAGTGCCGCTACAGCCAACACCAAGCAGAAGAAGATGAACCTCGGCGGTGGCACATGGGAGTTTCGCGACAGCAAGGAGGCGGCCATGGAGAGGCTCGATGCTCTGATTCAGTTCCGGCGTTGGGATTTCTACCTGAAGTCTAACTTTGTAACTGCGTTCTTGCGGTGCTTGCGTACCATCGAAGGCTTCGATTGGAAGACGTTGCTTGAACGCGCAGAGAAGAACCCGCACTTATTTGTTCATGCCGCCTCTACTGAAGAGTTCTTGCGTGTCTTCGAGAATGTATACAACTATCGTCGTCGCTCTCACGTCAGATTCTTTTGAAGATGGAATATATTTACCTCCTTCATTACGAGACTGAAACCCTTGGCACCGTGTGGTCTAAGGCATACCGCAGTCAGCCATCAGCACACAATGGATTGAGCAAAGCATTGGGCGAGGAGTTGGCCCAACACAATCACTTCAAGTTCGGCGACCAAAACAATGTGGAGCTAAGGAACGGCAAGTTATACATCGAAGAAATTTTAATTGAAACAGAATGAAACGAGAAGTATTTGAAGAGTACACAGACAAGGTTACACAGCACTTCGAGGTAAGTCGCGAGCAACTATTCACCAAAGACAAGAACCGTGAGGTTGTTGACGCTCGTCACATCCTGTACTACCTGTGCAGTCATCGTCCCATGCCCAACACGTACATCAAGAAGTACATGGGTGATAACGGATACGACATCGCTTTGTCTTCTATTGGTCACGGCATCAAGCGCATCGCCGAGCAGGTAGACACCGACCCTGACTACACCACCCTCATTAATAAACTGAAATGAAAGAGTCCATCTACAACACGCTTCAGGCCATCGACGTCAGCTCATTCATTGAGAAGAAGGGCCATAATGACTACCTGCCTTGGGCGCGGGCTTGGTCTTTGCTAAAGCAGAACTACCCCAATGCTCAGCGTATCATCTATGAGTCTGAGCACACGGGACTCAACTACTTTACTGACGGCAGGTGGGCCTATGTTAAGGTGGGTATCGTCGTGGAGGAGCAAGAGCACATCGACATGCTTTGTGTCATGGACCACCGCAACAACTCCATCCCGATTGACAAGGTCAATAGCTTCGAGGTCAACAAGACCATTCAACGCGCTACCGTGAAGGCTATTGCGATGCACGGCCTTGGACTTTCGCTGTGGCTGAAGGAGGATACCTCAGTCGCTAGTAGTAAGGCCAAGGAAGCACCCTCTAAGCCGCTCGTCAACGAGCGCATTAGTCTTGAGGTCGATGACAAGAACTGGGCCAAGGTCTTGAAGTTCGTCATTGAGCAGAAGGACAAGGGGCTTCCATGGATTCTTGAGCAGTTGCGCACCAAGTACAAGGTGAGCACCAAAGTCCAGAAGGCATTGAAGGAGAACCTATGAGCGACATCATCGAGAACGTCATAGAAAAACTGCGGGATGACGAGAGCTACTACGGAGAGTTCGGCAGGCAGTACATGTCCAACTCGGACATCAAGGTCTTGCTTGACGACCCGTCTAAGTTCGGTGTCCCCACCCCTGACAACCCTGTGTTTGCGAAAGGTCGCCTCTTTCATCAGCTCATCCTTGAGCCGGAGAAGGCAGCTAATGTAGCGTGTGTCGATGCCTCCCGCCGCGACACCAACAAGTACAAGGACGCGTGTGCAAACCTTGGTGTACCGTTCATGCTCCTAACCAAGGAGATGCAGGAGATACATGGGTGGGCGCAGAAGATGCTTGGCAACTACGACTTCTTCGAAGCCATCCGTGATGACGCCAACAAGTATGAGGAACCTATCGTAGGTAACATCATGGGTCGAGAGTTCAAGGGCAAGGCAGACATCCTCTGTCCTGACCGCGTCATCGACCTGAAGACCACTGGCAACATCGACGACTTCAAGTGGTCGGCACGCAAGTATGGCTACGACAGCCAATGCTACATCTATGAGACATTGTTCGGCGTACCGCTGGTGTTCTTCGTCATCGACAAGAAGACAGGCAGGATGGGCATGTACGAACCAAGCGAGGATTTCATCACCCGAGGGAGAGAGAAAGTCGAACGGGGCCTTGAGGTCTACGACAAGTTCTTTGGGCCTGATGCTACAGATACAATTGAAACTTTTTATATAACCCAAACACTATGAGTGAAGAGAAAGACAGGGTGTACGCACCCGGAATGAATTGGAAGAAGCCCAACGAGGAGGCTCCAGATTTTATCAAAGCCAAGGTTGGCATCAAGGTCTTCGATGATGACGGCGAAGAGGGTGAGTTCCTCACCATGATAAAGAACAATGCCAAGAGGGGATGGGTCAACTTCGAGATGAAGCTCAGCCAAGATGGCCGCTACTACTTCGAGCTTGACACATGGGAGCCGAAGCCGAAGGCTGAGGTAGAGCCCCCGACTGAGGAAGAGTCTCCGTTCTGATTCATCTCCCTTACTCCATCAGACGGAGCGAGAGGGGGGCAACGGCCCCCCTCTTTTGTCTGTGTCGAATGTCGATTTTCTTTCCCCCTTATAGAGAGAGAGAGAGTACTTTACTTTTCTTTTCTCCTACATACATACAAGGAGAATCGACATAACCGACACTAAGACTGAGTATCAGTATTTTAACTACAATATATCGACACCAAAAGCGACACACCTATGTCGGAAATCGTCACAATCTTCAAGAATATCCGGGACACCGAGACTCCGTTCCATCGTTCAGTAGCCTTCGTGCTCACAAGAATCAAGGAAGGAGCAAGCAAAGACCTCGTCACAAGAATCCGTAAGGAGAATGACAAAGCTTTGCGTAACGAGATAAAGAAGAAGCTACCTGCGGTATGCTTCTCCGGCATCTTCAACAAAAGAAACGACTCTTCTATACAAGAACACAGCGGGTTCATCTGCCTTGACTTCGATGGTTATGTAACCAAGAAGGACATGAAGACCGAGCGCAGTAGGTTGGAGAAAGACAGACACATCTACTCCGTCTTCACCTCACCATCAGGCAATGGTCTCAAGGCCCTTGTCCGTATCCCTGAGGATGCAGACAACCACACCAACTACTTCAACGCACTCGACAAGCACTTCAACTCTGACCATTTCGACAAGACCTGCAAGAACGTAAGCCGCGTGTGCTACGAGTCATACGACCCTCTCATTTATGTCAATGAGAAGAGTGAGCTGTGGACAGGCATCGAAGACTCTGACTACGTCGAGGTAGAGGTCAGCCGAGACATGCCTACCATCGCAATCACCGATGAGAACAAGACGGCTGACATACTACTCAAGTGGTGGACCAAGAAATACGGGCTAGTAGATGGTGAGCGCAACGCCAATGTGTTCAAGCTTGCTATGGCCTTCAATGATTTCGGCATCAACAGAAGCCTTGCTTCGCACATCCTACGTCAGTTTGAGCAGTCCGACTTCACATCCAAAGAGATAGAGCGCACGCTGACCTCGGCGTACAGCCACACCGCCAACCATGGCACTCGATACTACGAGGATACTGACCGCATCAACAACATCAAGGCACAGCTCAAGCGCGGTGTATCAAAAAAAGAAGTCCGCTCCCAACTAAAGGGCGAGGTTGAGGGCGACGTAGTAGAGGCCGTCCTCGAGCGTGTGGAGAGAGAGAACGAGGAGCAGACCTTCTGGCTCAAGACTGAGAAGGGTGTCATCAAGATTGTACCCCTCGACTTCAAGACCTTCCTCGAAGACAACGGGTTCTACAAGTACGCCCCCGAGGGCAGTAAGAACTACGTCTTCGTCAAGGTGACCAACAACCTCATCGACCACACGAGCGAGAAGGAGATAAAGGATTTCATCCTCGGCTACCTCCTCGACCTTGAGGACAAGACCATCTACAACTTCTTCGCCGATGCCGTGCGGTACTTCCGTGAGGAGTTCCTTACGCTGCTTGCCACCATCGATGTGTACTTCATGGAGGATACGTCCGCCACGGCATACCTATACTACCGCAACTGCGCGGTGCGTATCACGCCCGAGGCGGTGACCATCATCGACTACCTCGACCTCGGTGGGTACGTCTGGCAAGACCACATCATAGACCGGCTGTTTACGACGTGCGAATACGACGACTGCGACTACCAAAAATTCATCGGTAACATCTGCAACAACGAGGACAGCAGGACAACAACCATGGAGAGTACCATCGGGTATATGCTCCACGGGTACAAGAACTTGAGCTACTGCCCCGCCGTCATCCTCAACGATGAGGTCATCAGCGACAACCCTGAGGGTGGTACAGGCAAGGGCCTGTTCATGAACGCACTGAGTCACATGAAGAAGCTCGTGGTGATAGACGGCAAAGCGTTCGCCTTCGAGCGTAGCTTCCCATACCAACTCGTAAGTGCTGACACTCAGATACTTTGCTTCGATGACGTGAAGAAGAACTTTGACTTCGAGCGTCTATTCAGCGTAGTAACAGAGGGTTTGACACTGGAGAAGAAGAACAAGGACGCCATCAAGATTCCTTTTGAGAAGTCCCCGAAGATTGGTATCACCACCAACTACGCCATCAAGGGTGCGGGCAACAGCTTCGCACGCAGGAAGTGGGAGCTCGAGCTACACCAGTACTATAGCAAGTCGTTCACTCCGATACAAGAATTCGGTAAGCACTTCTTTGCCGACTGGGATGAGGACGATTGGTGCGCCTTCGACAACTACATGGTCGCGTGCTTACGCTCATACCTCGGCACCGGACTCATCGAAAGCAAGTTCATTAACCTCGGCATCAGGCAACTCAGTGCTGAGACCAGCCACGACTTCATCGAGTGGTGCGGCCTCGTCGGCGGTGAGCAGAACGCTGACCTTCAGGTCCACTACAAGCTGTACAAGGACACCCTGTACCATGACTTCATAGAACAGAACCCGGACTACGCACCCAAGGCGAAGATGACTATCTCACGAACCAAGTTCTACAAGTGGCTCGTGGCATACTGCATATACAGACACGGCATATCGCCTGAAGAGGGCCGAGATAGCACGGGTCGATGGATGCGTATCCGCACCAAGCATGAGGGCGAACAGCAAAGCGAGATGTCATGGAGTTAAGGAGCTATCAACGGACCATTGTTGACAAGGCCAAGGTCATACTCAGGAAGCACAAATTTGTATACCTCGCCATGGAGGTGCGCACGGGCAAGACCATCACCTCACTGAAGATAGCTGAGGAGATGGGTGTCCAGAGCGTGCTGTTCCTGACCAAGAAGAAGGCGTTGGGTAGCATCGGAGAAGATGCCAAGAAGCTGTGTCTCCCGTATGAATTCTTCGCCATCAACTACGAGAGCATGCATAAGCTCCCGAAGATTAACTGGGACCTCATCATCTTGGACGAGGCACACGGGCTTGGGGCCTTCCCTAAGGCTAGTAAGAGAGCTAAAGCCGTGCGGGATATGACGCGCAACAGGTTCGTCATCTTGCTGTCCGGCACCCCTACTCCGGAGTCGTACAGCCAGATGTACCATCAGGTCTATGGGATAGACACCAACCCCTTCCGTGGGTACAAAAACTTCTACCGCTTTGCTGACGATTACGTCGACGTTCAGGAGCGCGTCATCAACTCGTTGCCAATGAAGTTCTACGACAAGGGACTGCCGTCTATCCTTCTGGCCATGAAGCCGTACATGATTAGCTTCAGTCAAAAGGACGCGGGCTTTCAGAGTCAGCTCAACGAGCATATCCTCCGCGTACCTATGGAAGACAGGACATACAGAATGTGCTCGGAGCTACGCAAGCACCGCGTCATCGACGGGAAGGAAGAGGTTGTGCTCGCCGATACCCCGGTCAAGCTTATGCAGAAGCTACACCAGATGTACTCGGGTACGGTGAAGTTTGAGAGCGGGGGGTATATGGTCTTCGACCACAGCAAGGCGCAGTATATCCACGACAGGTTTAGGTCAGACAAGGTTGCCATCTTCTACAAGTTCAAGGCTGAGCTACAGGCTTTGAAGAACGTCTATGGCGACGAGCTAACCACCGACCTTACCGAGTTTGATACTACCGACAAAAGCATTGCGTTGCAGATAGTCAGTGGCCGCGAGGGCATCAGCTTACGCAAGGCTTCGGCGCTCGTGTACTACAACATCGACTTCTCCGCCACCAGCTACTGGCAGTCGCGAGATAGGATGACGACCAAGGACAGAAAAGAGAGCGACATCTATTGGGTATTCGCGGAACGTGGCATAGAAACAAAAATCCACAAAGCGGTGTCAGGTAAGAAGGACTACACGTTGAGTCACTTTCGAAGGGACGTTCTTACCTTGTAGGTAAGATGACGGAGCAGCAGATACAGTCGCGGAGAATCAAGGAATTGGAAGAGGAAGGCTACTATGTCATTAAGCTCATCAAGACCAACAAGAACGGCATCCCCGACCTCGTAGCTATACCCCCTAACAGTGGCGTTCTTTTCTCCGAAGTCAAGAGGCCAACGGGCAAGGTGTCTAAGCTTCAGGAGTACCGCATGAAAGAGCTGAGACAACATGGTATCGAAACAGAAGTATATCGAGGTTGAAGAACCGTATGAGATTGACGAAGCCTTTGTCGACGGCATCATGAAGGTCGCGCCAAAGCATCGGGTTCGCGTACTGAAGCAGATAAAGGATTCGCTAGAGTACTTCGAGTTCAATGAAGAGGACACCTCCGAAGCGGGTGGCCGCGTCGACGGCGACCTATACTACAAGATTGAGTACTACAATGTTGAGGAATGGGTACCTGTTCTCCTTGATTTTACTACCATCGATTGTGACGAATACCTCGACATGATGATAGACAAAAAACTAATATTACAATGAATGAACCTCCACACCACCCGAACCAAGTGAGTCGCCTTGCCGATATTTGTTTCGTGTGCTTTCACGGTGATGTATACAGCCGGTGTCGGGAGCGTCGATACGTTGACTCCCGTATATGTTTCTCTATGCTCGTCAACGAGCAGGGAGTTACGCCAACACACATCGGTCGCATCCTTGGTCGCAACCACTCTACCGTCCTTCATTACATACGGAAAGGAGAGATGTTGTTAGAGACCAACAAGCCCTTCCGAAAGAAATACATCTATGCCCGCGAAGAGTACATCGGCGAAGACCCCGTATTCTACTACTCTCCACCTGAGTTGAGAGGTAAGTTCTTAGAGCTACAGAAGGACTACGAAGAGATACTCGACAAGTATCAGGACCTGCGTAAGCACGTCAAGAGCGAGCGCCGTCTCGAGCGATTGATAGACTTGGTACGAGAACGCACCAAGCCCGGGACAGAACAAGAGGTGCTCATCCGATTGAACAGGATATACAACGGACTATGAAGTGCCCGGAGTGCCGTAAGACCATGACGTGGACCGGTGACCACGACTCCAAAGACGGAGACACCGATTTACTTATGGTCTCTTGGCGCTGCAAGAACGAGGACTGCGACGTTCGCTTTATCGATATACACTGGTCACTCGTCTGACTCCGGCCTTGTTGTCTTCGGTATTCCCAGAGCTTCATAGGTACCCTCGGTAACCTCTTCTCCTTCCGCTATCTTATACAGACCACGGAACATATCAAAGTTGACTCCCAGTCCGTACTCAAATATCTCGGACACGGCACGCCCGTAACGCTCTTCTTTAAATGATTTTTTGACCTCACGTATTAAGCCTTCCAGTGGGTCCAAACCAACCGACGCTTTAAAGTCGTCGCCGGCGAGAGCGTTCATGACTTGCTTCACTTGAGCACCAACTATGGGTATAAGAGTAAGGGGACCCAAGGGAGACACAAGCATTCTCTTCAACGCCTTCTCTCTGTCTTCTTTATCTCCTTTAATTAGCAGAGAAGCGTTGGCTGCCATCGTCCATATTACGTGACCATATATTGCGTTAAGGTAGAAGCGGCGCACGTCCTTCGAGCTTGGCTTCTCTCCCTTTCTTATGGCCCTCAGGATTTTGTTTCCGGCCTGAATAGTGTTGTTGGCATAGAGGAAGTATGTGCTTCCGAAGGCTGTGAATAGCCGCAATATTCCGTTCTGATAAATCTGTACCGGAACCCTTTCCGAAGGTCGGCGCGACTGCTGTGTCACATTGAAGTCGTTGAACTTCTCCAGAGCTTCCTCCTTTGACATCCCGTTCTCAATGTTGCGGCGGTAGTTGACAAAGTATCCCATCACACCACCGATATCTCCGATGGCCGTGGTCATACCGCCAGCCCGTTCCATGCCCTTCACAAACCGCTGTCCCTTTTTGAACTTATCGCGTGGGTTTCGTATGCCTACGCTGCCTTGTTCCAAGGTGTATATGTCTCCGCTGAATCCTTGCTTTACCCGCTGCTGGAACGTAGCCGATATATCCATAGCCTCGGCTACAGGTCCCTTGTATTTCCCTAGCGTAGCGAGCTCAGCCAGCATGTGTACTGTAAGGCGAGCCACATCGAAGCTAAACATCAGGGCGTCAGTAAACCTGTTGGAGTCAGGGCGATACTTGTACCCCTCAAAAGCCATGGGGATAGACGCAAATTGTTTGAATGCCTGAAACACCTTGAAGGCCAGCGCGGCAAAGGTGAATTTTTTAGTCATCCAATCCGCAAGTGGATACGACATCTCCGAAACAAATTGCTCGGGGTTGACACTGTTGTTGACCAACAGGTTCAGCATCTGGTTACCGTTGAATACCGTAAGCAGCGAGCGCAACTCTTGTGTGGAAAGGATGCTATTGATGTCCCTCGTTCCTTCCGCAAAAGCCTTGAACCTTTCCATGCTTTTGTTGTGCTGTTCCAGCACTTGGAAAAAGCTGAGGCCACCCGCTTCGGAGCCAAGGGCAATCTCACCCGTAGTTGCGGTACGCAACTTCAAAGCCGATGCCGTCTGTGCTGACGGCATGCCCAACAACCCCTCCTTCAGCTCATTGATAGAAACCTTTGTCGGCACCAGCGTTTGTGTAGGGAAGTAGTTCTCTATGTGTGGGAGATTAACGCTATTGACGCTACGGTATACATCGTTGATGCCCTCGTAGTATTCGTTGGACAGGAAGTCTACCGTCTTCTCTACAAACTCCTTGAGCCTAGGGTCTATGATGGCGTCGAGCTCAGACATGTCTATGCCCATCTCTACAAGGCGCTGCCTCTGTAATGGGTTCAAAGACAAAGCATACAGCCGCATGAGGCTATCCATGAAGAAAGCCTGCTGCCTACCCTTCATGTTCAGGGTAAACATCTTTGTGTTGGACATCGCCAGCTCCGCTATCTCCGCATACCCGTCTTCAATACCGTCGATGCTGTTGGCCAGCTCATCTATTTTTGCAGACAGGTTGATTACCCCCCTGTTGTACTTCTCCTCCATCCTGTTGACCGAAGAGAAGATGTTCTCGTAGAAGTAGTCTCCGAGGATGCTGGAATATGTACCTAGGTGGATGCCTTGCCTAAGACCTTTGGCCAACTTTCCCGCGCTCTCTTGACTCATGGTCTTCATCAAGTCCTTGAGCATGTCGTATTTCTCCCGTGCGGTAGAGTCCTTCCACCGCGCTAGGATTACGCTACGCTTGGCACCAATCTCATTGTCGTTCATCGGAAGCCCATCGGGACCGAGGATAATAGACCCGTAGTTTGACGCTACGTCTTCCGCTGCACCTTGACGTAGGGCTTCTGCCCTGCGTGCATTGATGAGTCGCTGCTGGTTGAGAGCAAAGCGGGAGAAACCCTCGTTGATACGCAAGTCTTCGAGCACGGCCTCCCTCTCTTCGAGGTTCATGTCGAGCAGGCGGATGAACATATCGTATGCGCTGACCCTATCGAGTAGCGACTGTTCCTTTACGGTAAGCTTGGCGCCCTCGTTGCGAGCGTTAATCAGCTCGTTGACGAGCGCGTTATTTGCGTGCTCTTCTGCCATCCGCCCTAGCGTCTCGACATCGTTGTTCTTTATGGCGAGCATCACCCTCTCCGCCTCTTGGAAATAAGCCTGTCCGGCGGCGTCTAAGCCACGGGTACGCACCCTACCTGATGAGGTTTTGTATGTGCGTGCGGCCTTACGAACAAAGCGTTGTATGTCCTTCAGGACATTGTTGCTCATCTCCTGCCTCTTGGATTCTATGACCGAGATAAGTTTCTCTGCCTCTACCTGATAGTTTTTCTCATTGACCCTATCGATGATGCCAAGCATCCTTTTGACCTCACCTTTAGAATACACAGCTTTTGGCAAAGCCTCTTCCATCAGGGCTCGCATCTGATTCTTCACCTCGGCAGCCGCCTTGGCTCCCTGCTTACGCATACTGATGTTGTTACGCAGCTCGCGCAACTTGTTTTGTATGCCCTTGTTGGCGCGGGTACTCATAGCCCTGTTAAAGCCTACGACCATCTTATCCTGCAAGTCGGGCGTCTGCTTCTTAAACTCTGGGTTCTCCGTCAGTAGCTCCATCGCCTTGGCTACCACCTCTGCCTTGGTTGGTGCTATTAGCTTCACCTTGCGCGGGTGGTCTTTCAGGAGCTGCTTATCGCTCTTCTCTTCCTCCTTCGGGAACTCCTTACGCAACTCCGCAATCCTATCATTACGGACCTTTCCTCTCAGTGGCTTAAGCTTCTCCTTCTTCGGTGAAGCAAACTCATCGAGCGCCTTCATGACGTCGATATAGATTTCTCTGCCTGCCTTTAGACCACCTTTGACATCACCAAAGACTTTGGGCATGGCACGGAAAATGTCGTAGTTGATGGCCATTGCATTACTGATGGCCTTCATGTTCTTCCGTCCGTACTTCTTGATGAGCACCGCCACGATTACGGAGTCAGGCATATACCTTTCCCGTCCCCGGTCGATGATGTCCTGCATGCTGTCGTCGGGCTGAGCCAATCGCTCTAGCTTCTGCTGCGATGACTTCACCTCAAAGTCCGACGCCTCAAACGGTGTGCCCTCTCGGAAGGCTTCCTCTACGTTCTTCTCCACCTGACGGCTAGGCGGAATCTGCCTACTTATGCGAGAGTCATCGGTACTAAACGTGGTGTTGCTCCCGTCAGCCAGCTTGATGGTGGGCTTGGAGGAGAAGGGGACAATGACGGTGTCTCCAAGGGGGTCAAAGTCTGGTTGAGAAGCAAACGAGTGGTAGTCGATTACGTTCTCTGCCACCACTCCATCATACGGAGTTTCGTACGCGGTATTATCTCCTAGATATGCCGTGACAGCCCGCTTACCGCTCTTGCCATAGTTAGGCCAGATTTCAAGGTATGGCACCTCGTTGTAGTAGTCAGGGTAGAACTTGCCCTTGCCGTCGAAGCGGTAGGGATTCTTCATGTCCAAGAATGCTGCATACACAGACGGCACATAGTCCCCCTGACGAACATCGTCTCTCACAACCCCCCGCTCTCGCATCTGCTCATCGGCCACCCTAGACATCTCTGCCCTGCCCTTTGCATAATCCTGAGCTAGGTCTCGGTTCGAAGAGAAGAAGACCCCAAGCTCGTTTAGACCGGACCTGCGTCGCTCTCGAGCACCCTCCTCGCTAAACTCTTGTATGTCGGGGTCCACGCTTCCATGGTACACCACCATGGGTTCCCCGTTATCGTCGACTATTTTTGAGGCATTCTTCGGGTCGTTCTCCCAATCTCCAAACCAGTTCTTGAAAGCCTCAGTACGAACCAAGTCGTACTGCTCAGGCGTCAGGTTACTGGGCTTTCCATTAGGGGCTAATCGCTGCTGCGAGGAGCGGTCTTCGGTAGGCTGAACACCCACTCCGGCACCGGTGTCTCCCACGTCTCTTCCGGAGCGTCCCCGTAGAGATAGTATATCGCGTCCTCTCGATTCGGCTTTCTCCCTAACTCCCTCTCGAAGGTCAGGAATTTGGACTTGGATTCCTCTTGCTGTTGCCCACTCAGGGTTGACGCTGGGGTTGTTGATAAGGATTCTTCTTGCTGCTTCATAAGGAGAGACGTTTTCGTTTTCAACTAGACTCTTGAGTTTGGATTTGTTTTTTTCTACTGCGGCAGCAGTTCTGTTGGCGTTGTTCATGCCAACCCGTACAGCCTCCCAAGTAATAGACTGCATCTCTCTGGGCCTGATGCCAGCTATCTCAGCAGCGTTGATGTAAGCTTCTTTGACAAGCATATACATCGGGCTAAAGCCACCATCAAAAAGACCCACTCCACCCGCGTCATCGGCAGACATGGGGGTAGACATGGCCACAGCAACGGCGTGGGTGTCAGCAGTTACGTAGGGGTAGCTTGAGTTAGGGTCTACAATATTATTGTAGAAGTTGCGGACCTTGTTCCCATACCCAAGGTTCATCCGGATGCTATCAATGTCGGGATTGCGGAACGCTGAAATAGCTTTGGCAATCTCTGATGTAGCACCCCAACGCACAGGAGTGGTATCAAAGCCAAGGAACCTACCGTCGGGGTCGGTAAGCAAGACCTTACCGGGATACAAGGCTTGGTCGATAGCACGCAAGATGACGGTTTGCGTTGCCAGAGCCACCCCCTGTTCATTCATCTGCTCAAGGGTCATGCCCTCATAACGAGCGAAGGCGTCCTTCAGGAAGGAAGACCACGCACCAGTCTTGTTTTTGTCTAGAGCCTTCTCGAATATCTCCCTGCTGAACGGGGTATTGGAATGCTTTGACATCACCTCTATCGCCCTCTCCGCCACCGAGATGTTGTTAAACCAATCGTTCTGTGGGCTCAGCACAGCCAAGACAGCCCCGGCTTGCTCAGGAGAAATGTTGTACTTCCTTGCCAACTCATTGGCTACCCTATTGGCTCCGACATACCACTCCTTTGATGCCTCAATAAATTCTGGTGTAAGCGTGTCATATACCGCGAGGATGTTCTCGGTCATGGTGTCCACGAACTCATCCAGTATCTGAGACGTAGTCTCTTTCACCCGCTCCATCAGGGCGGCTTTCTTTTTCCCGGTGGCCTTTTTTGCAGCGTTGGTCCTGCGATTGAGGAGAGATAAAAGTTTCTTGTTCTGATACGGATACTCTACCGTTATCACCTTAACCTTCCCGGTCCTAGGGTTCCTTTTGTTGTAGGAAACCTTACCGGCAGCAGCTTTTCTAGCGGCACTAACGGCTCTTGAGGCCACGCTTTTGATGGTTCCTACCGCATCTTCAAGTCGGTAATCATCGGTAAGCTCCTGATTCTTTTTGTCAAGCACCGTTGGGCTGACTTCCCCCGTGACTACCTCTTCGGTACCCTGTACGTCTAGACCCGTGCCGTCCGTCTCCATGGCGCGCTGCTGCGAGGAGCGGCGCTCAAGGTCATTGCGTTGTTCGCGAACATCTTGAAGCTCTTGGAAGACATCGTATAGGTTGCTGGCATTGTCCACCTCGCCTGTCTCGACGTCGATACCGAGTTCAAGAGAACGCAGGTACTCCTTGTCGGCCTCATCCAAACGCCCCTCCAAGTATGCCTCATACTGATTGTATACATCCGTCTCAGTCCGACCATACACATCTTCGTTTACAGCGAGGATGTGTTCAAGAGCCATCGTATTGTCCTCCAGCTTACCGAGCCTACGCTCACGCCGGCCTGCCGCCTCACCTTCTTCTTTTACCCGGCGCTCAACATTACGAAGCCGTCCACTAATTTCTTTTTCCTCGATGACGAGGTCGACGTAGTCGTCTACTATATCCGAGTCTACAAAGTCTTCAAAGTTCTCAGCAAAACCGTCCTCGTTGATGAGGCCGTCTCCGTACTCATCGTTTATCTCCTCAATCTGTTCTGCTGTAACCCTTCCACTATAAAGGTCGGTAGCAAGAACGCCCTCATCGTATGGGTCAACTGCCCTATCGATTCGGGCGAACTCAGTTTTATCCTCATATTGTTCCGAATAAACATCGTAAGTCTGAGCAATGATGTGACCCAACACATTTTTCTTAGTTCGAGTGTCAGCGATGCTGGTGAGTACATTTGCCCGCTCCCGTGCCGTGCGCTCTTCCAACGCCGTGCGCTCTTTCGGAACAGCACCCGGCTCACGGGTCATACTGTTGTCATCGAACTTACTCTTGGGAGTAAAACCAAAGCGGCTGTAGAACGATTGCAGACGCTTGGAGATGGCCTCCATCTCTTCGTCGCTCATGCCCTGTTGGTACCACTTAGGTGGCCAAGCAAGCAGTTCTGCGGATTGATTTGACGCATCAAGGGCAGCCACAAAGTCTTGCATGAACCGTGTGCCCGCACCCTGACTCTTGTCTCCCGCAACCACCTCAAGAAGGTCGAGGTAAACTAACCCCCTCTCCATATATATGCTTGTGCGAACGTCAAGCTCTGTGCTCCCCTTGTCTTGGTTGGCGTAGAAGAAGCCTCCGCCGATAGGGTTTAGGAACAGGCGTACACCCGGCTGCTTGACAAACTCCACAAGGAACTCGCGCAGACCCGCGTCGGCGTTCTTGAAGTTCTCCTCAACCCACTCCTGCGTGGCCTCCTCCATGCCCATCTGCCGAGACATGCGCACCTCAGACAATCCGTCCTCATTGAATTCAGGCTTACTGTCATTGCGTCTATTGAACGCTTCGATACCATCTATTACGGCGTCATAGAAGGCGTCACCCTCGGCAGTAACTCGAGTGCCAATTGCGATAATAAAAGGCTGCGGCTCTTCAATCGTATTGCCGTCCTCGTCTACTACACTTAGACTCTCTTCGTCGCGGAACTCATCCATCGCCGCATCGACCAACTGTGTCGCCACGCCCTGTCTCTGTACGTCTGGCTCAACAAAGATGTTGTCCAGCGTAACTACGTTGCCATCAAGGAACGCATCGAGCCTGCCACCCTCAGTGCGGAACGTAAAGCTACCGTCCTCATTGCTTTCGACATTGACCTGCTGCGAGGAGCGCCCACCCCAACGGGGCCTAGTAAGCTTCTCTTCTGAAGCGGAGAGGTTACGAATATTCTTAAGCCGATTGAGGGGGGCGGAAACAATATTTTTATTGATAGCATCGTAGTCCCATACCACGACATCTATGGGCAGTCCATTTTCTCGGTCTTCTCTATTGACGATGCCTTGATACTCTGGGAAGAACTTCTCGAATAGGGGGCGGACATATTGCCCGGCATTTGCATCCACGTTTTTGGGTGCCGGAATTCTTGCGGCCTCCTTGTTCAGACCCATCCTAACAACCTGAGAGTGAACTCTAAACAAGGGTGTAAGCCCCGGGTTTTCTGAATCAAAAAGCATGTCAAAAACTTCTTGCCTATTCATTAAGCCCCCCCTCCAGTCGTATGCAGGCCCCATTTCCATGAGCATGTCCACTATCTGATTCTCTAACTCAGCCGATACATTGTATGAATTATGTATAGTAAGAAGATTCATTTTGGACACGTCCACGAAAGACACCATTTCATTGGTGCTTAGGAAGGAAAATATGCTTGCGTATGAGCGTCTTCCTGTGAAGTATATCCCCTCACCATAGTATTGCACACGCCCTCTGCCCGGCTCAAACTCCCTTATGTTGGCCACAGTAAAGTGCGCAAGGATACCTTCAAACGCCAATGCCTCTATGTCTGAATCTTTGTATTCAGACGACCTCTGCTGCGATGCGCGTAAGTTGTCCAGAGCTAACTGCTGCGAGGAGACGCCGCTCGTTGACGAGCGCCCCAACTCAGGTAGCGTGACTTCGAAACTAAATAGGTTGTTAGCCTCAGACTTACGTGTAATCTTTGCGCCCGGAATATCCTTGATGAGGTCGTTGAGCTTTGCCTCTGCCGAATTGGCCTCTCCCTTGCTGAAGAAACCCCGGTTGAACACGTCCCGTCCGGGCGCGGGCTGGCCGCCCAAGTCAACCTTTGTTCCGGCCACGTTGACAGGCACCGTAAACACGTTTCCTGTTGGCGCGTACTTGTTGCGGAGCTGGTTGAGCCACAGGGTAATGCCATCGGAGGAAATGTTGTCCGCCTCCACCAACACGTGGTCGTCGGGTAGCGACTCGACAGCAGCCTCAAACGCAGGGCGAGTAGAGCCTTTCTCCGCCGTACTAAGGTCAGCCTTGATTGCGAACTTGTTCGTGGCCTTACCATTCTCGTAGAGCCTCTTGTACCCAAGGTAGTTTGCGTCGCTGGTCTTATCCGGTATCGCAACCACGGCTGCAATCTCTCCGGTGTCGGGGTCTACATATACTCCGACAGCTCCGTTCTTCCCGAACTCACGCTCCGACTGCAATACCAGCTCCTTGTCAGAGAAACCAAGAGTGCTCCTCTTCGGCAATACACTCTCTACCTCTACCTCTGGGTCAGTCTTCTTCTTGGTCTCTGTAAGACCCTTGAAGGCGGATATCTCTCGTTTGGTGATGGTCTTACCCTCAGCCACCTTGCCCGAGAGCGTCTCCAGCAAAGACAGGATTTGCTTGTCTCGCTTGTTCAGGTCGGTAGAGAGGTTGAGCTCAATGTTGAGCATGGAAGCCAGCCGCTCCAAGAAACGGGCGACGACACCCTTCTCTTTGACGTCGAGCTCTGGATACGCATCAGCCACCATACCAAAGAACTCAGCCACGAACTCCTCGCTTCGGACACCTTCCTCATACCGTTGCATGAACTCGTTGAGGCGAGACAAAATGTCAGAGTCTTCGGGCAATACTTTCAGCAACGTCTCTACGAAGTCGTCCATCAGGGCCCTCACATCAGACTCGTCGATGCTATTCCTCAGTACAGCGTGGAAGGTTTCGTGAGCTACCGTCCTATCATTAGCTGTGGTAAGGTCGATGTGGATTTCTTTCTGGTCCCACAAGTATGTCCCGGACCCCGTCGTGTCCTTAGAAGCCTTCTCATATGACTCTCTTGTGTCATGGAGCACGACCTTAACCTCAGGGAAGTTCTTGGCTAGGGCAGCTACAGCATTCTTTGCCTTGGCTATAATCCCTAAGTTCTCTTTTGTTACAGGCTTGCCGTCTTCAGTAATGACATTGTCTTCTACAAATGCATTGAACTCTGTGACGCGACGGTCTATCTCTTCAGCATTGAATTCATAGAACTGCTGTTGTATTGCATCGAGCTCACCTTTCGATGCCAGAATCTCTACGATGTCACCCTCGATGAGGCTAATGCGCTCGCTCGTTAACGAGCCTTCCTTGTAGTCATCAAGCTCTTCTTGCGTGGGGGGGTCGACCCGTACTTCTTCGTCCACTTCTTCGCTAGACTGGGCTTGTTCGCCCACAGGTAGCGGCGTTGCTTTTCGCTTTTGAATGGCATTTTGCTGTATTTTTAAAAGGCTGGCTACAAGGGGGTCGTTAAGGACGACGGCTTTCTTGAGCTTTCTAATATCCTTCTCTTCTTTTATTGTGTTTACGAACTTGACACGGTCCATAAAGGACCCGTCAATCTGATATACGCCGGGCCTTGCTTTAGCCACGAGCAACTCCAGCTCCTCCTCTTGACTAAGGTCTGGTTCCATGCCCGGAGTAAACTCTCGCTGCGAAGGGTTTAACTCTACCCCCTCCTCTGAGAGGCGACCCGTCCTTACAGTCTCCGCTATCTCATCGTTGATGCGTGACAATAGCTCAGAGAATGCACCGCTTTGGTTTTGCTGTGAGGAACGCCCGTCACCTTCAATAATTTTTTTGGCCTCAAGCAAACGCACAAGACGAGCCGTTACCTCAGGGTCAGCAAACCTGCCTCTGGAGTTTGGCTTACGCCCCAACAATACATTGGCCTCACGTAAGAGACCTACGTTCCTACGGATATACTCTGCCATCTCCGGAGAGATTTTTTCGAGCTTCTCCATATTGTTTACCCAACGCTGTATCATTCCGAGGTTGGCCCTTTCCTCACTGAGGCTGCCGATATCCATTAGGCCCACAGCCATCTTGAACCTGTTCTCGCGCACCATCCTACTGGCCGTATTCAAAACAGCCATTGGAGCCCCCTGACCCATAGCTCCCAAGCCTTCGGCATATATCTCTTTCCAATTCGCCGTACTTCCAGTGAACTGTCCAGAGCTGACAAGGGCACCATACTCGCCCGCCATCTCAAACAAAGGGTCTATAGTTACCCGCTCAGCCATCACCCCAGCCGCTTGTGCTGGAATTCGAACCCTACCCGGTAAATACTTACTTGCTGTGATTATCCGTCCAGCCGCAAGGTTACTCAGGGCAGATGCAATTGCGATAGGAACACCGCGTTGATGGCCTCGTTTCTCAGCGCGTTCCCACATCTCTAAGTCCTGAGCAGCACGCATAGCCTGTATCGGGTCCTTTAGGTCGTAGCCCTCCTCCATGGCCACATCGATAAAAGCTTGACCCATCTCAAGGCCATACTCAGCAATGGCGAATGCACCCGTAGCTGCGTAGCCTAGTCCCTCTATAGCACCTGCGAGTGCGCCTCCGGGCCCCGCCGTTAAAGCGCCTACTCCAGCACCTGCGGCCATCATTCCGCCTGTCCTCCAGTTAAAAACCTGAGGCATAAGCATACCAATAGACTCGGATAGCACCGCCGCTGTGTAGTCAAGAGGAGACTCAAAGAACGCATCCTTAGTCTGTCCCCATGTAGCGGCATCGTTGACACGGGCTTTAGAGCGCCCGGTGTTTTTGTTTTCGTGGTCCAGCATTTGACCCGCAGCACGCACTACATCCTCACGAGATGCATTGGGGCCAAGGCCAAAGTGCATGGACGTAAGCAATATGCCAGCTTCTCCGCGAGCTACACTACGTTCCCATTCATTATTCCAAGAGTTGGATGCCCCATCTACGAGGATGCCTGTAATCTGTTTGTTGAGTTTCTTGTCGAAGTAAAGCTCAGCCTGCTCATACATCTGAGCGGCTTGGAACCGCTCCTTAGCTCCTGCTGCATAGGTCTCGACGATGTTAAGTTTCTCTTGAAACTCCCTTGGGTCAGCGGCCTCAGAGCCCACCAAATCCTCGATGTTAAGGCCGAACTGTGTTTGGGCACGGACCTTGGCATCGTCCATCAGAATTCTTGCGTCACGACCTATTGAAGCCGCACGGGTGGCACGCTCACTTAGTCGCGTATCGAGGATAGAATCGAAGTCTTCGTTGAGTCTCTCCAGCTCCTCTTCGTCCATCTGCTCAGACAAAATATCGATGCTCAACTCAAGCTCCTTCTTCTTGTCACCCATGTCATCACGAACCATATTTCCGTCGATGAAATACTGCGGGTACTTTCTCACCAACTCATTGTCTTCGACTCGTGTACCATACTCAAGGGTCTCGATGGCCTTGTACTCGTCCATCATATCCTGCAAGTCACGACCCGCTTGACGCTCGGCGTAATAGTCACGACCATACTCGCGGTATAGACGCTCGCCCTCGAGGTCCATGGTGTCGAAGTCTTGCCAGCTACCGTCGACAAGTGCCTTTGCTTCCTCCTCAGTATTCACAAACAACACCTCGTCGCGACGCTTGGCCTCATCTAACGCTTGCTCCTCATTCAGGTCAAGCCACGCAGATGGATTACTAAGCGTTGATGTGGGGTCTTTTGGAAACAGGGTTGGAAACACCAAGTATTTTCCGTTCTGCTCAACAAATGATAGGTTATGTGTGTCGACACGACCGTCAAGCTGCTTGCGACTACCTCGTCGCATCTCCTGTATGCGTAAAGCCCGCTCCGCCTCGGACCGTTCCTGAGGTGTAACGGCATTAACAGGAGCCTTGTTGTTGCTTAAAAAAACATTAAGCTGCTCGATACCGAGAACCTCTCCATTATGTACTTTAAGTTCTATCGCAGCAGCATCACCGAAGTAGTTGTTGTATGCCACTATGGTTCCATTGCCATCAGCAACGTCTCCTTCAAAACGAAATCCATACTGACCATACGCCATCCTCAAGGCGTCGACACTGTCTTGGCTTACGTTAGTGTTCTGTAATACGGTAGTGAGCTCGGGAATTTCAACCTCACCTTGGGCGTCCATAAGCTCTTGATAACGCCGAAACTCCTCGGCGTCACCTTGTAAATCAAACTCATCGATACGCCGCTGGCGCAACGCCCGCTGTTCTGGAGTATAGAACTCGTCAGCAACGACAAAGCTTTCCGGAAGGTCGATAGGCTCATCTTCCGGTATGCCCGATAGCTTGCGCTGCTCAGCCTCCTGCTGAACTTCAAACCTGCGGTCTGATAGACCGCCGAGTAGACGCTCGCTTTCAATTGGCCTAGTAGCGAGCTGAGACTCCGATAAACCATCTTCCGATACAGACTCCGTAGGCTGCTCGAGTTCTTTTTTTTTTACTGAAGAAAGGAACTGTTCCAGCGAAACGTCTTCCTTAAAAGTATTGTCGTGTGAAGAGATGAACCCGTACATCTCAGTTGCATACGCCTCGTCTTGTACAGCACGCTCGAAGTCTATCTCGCTTAAGTCTTTACTTAAGCTTTTGTCGATTTCGGTTACGTACCGGTAGATGTTTTTGGTGTACTCATTGTTCACCTTCTCTGTAAACGACGCATTGTCAGGTCCAAGCCTTACTTCTGTCATGAAGTAAATATAGCTAGATTACCGCATCTGAACTGGGCGTGGAGCTTCGGGTGAAGGGGCCGGAGAAGTACGAGATGCTCGGCTTGTTCGAGTAAAATCGGAAGTACCCTTCATAATTCTGTTTGTGTTCGCCACCAGCTTCCTATAGTCTTCGTCACGGATACTCTGTATGAATTCCCTGAGGTTTTCTCCGCTCACCATAACATTATTGTTTGCCGCGTCTTCAAGCTCTCGTACTATGGCTTTGATTTCTGCCGGACTATGCTCTGAATCAATAGGAATAAACAGAGGGAATTCCATAAGGTCTGGAATCATCACGCGCAAAACGTCTTGCTCTATCTGCTCTGCGGTCTTGCTGCTTACAACGTCCTCATCGAATGAGATGATTTGAGAGGTGTCGATATTGCCGTTGAACATGGCGTCGAGCACGGTGCTAACGCCCTCCTCGTAATCCTGACCAGTCTCTGACACCTTCATGGTTGCTTCGAGCGCACCCTCAGGAGTAAACTCTGTTACAGTACCCTTTGGAACCAAGGTGTTTTTAATCTTGACATCAGCAGGCAGCGCCAATTTGATAGTCCCGCTGCCAAAGTCAACAGGTTCAAGGATGTTGGTTCGCGTCCCAATTCCGGTAGACGTGTCAGCTGAAACCATTCCTGTCACCGCACCGTCTTCACCTACCTGTATCAGCCCCGCTTGTACTCCAGCCCTAATCAATTGGTCCTCGGCAGAATTATGGACATCCATTCCCGTAATAGCCCAATCATGTACATTAAGCCTTGGGGCCGCAACCAGCTCCCCACCTTCTGTTGTTCGGTCCCGCCTCCCTACTTGTGTCTTAGGATATGCTTTTTGGCTTGTACCTCCTGAATCATCTACAAAGGTTACAATGACTTGGTCGGTAGCGTCGTCGATTTCTTGTACGTTAGGTTGCGTCTCAAGGGCTGCAATAGCTACGTCTCTAGCCTCTGGGTCACCAGTAAGAATGGTCATCCAATGCGCCGCCATGTTGTTTCTCGCGCTCACATCATCCATATACTTCCTTTCCTCTAAAGAGGGTGCCTTATATGGAGTTACCTCCCGCTCCGTCTCCGTATAGTCTAAGCCCGCGCGAATCATATTGCGAACAAAACCTTCCGCCAAACCCTTCTGTCTCTTTCGGTTGTTGACGAGGTTGTTGTACTGCTCGCTGCCCTCCTCGACGCCCATCTGGCCGACGATGTAGTTCTTAAAATCCTCATCGGTGATGTCGTCCTCTACGGCGCCGATATACCTACGAGAATCTCTGGGGCTGGGCATCATAATAATCACGTTGGAATCGACCTCTGAAGCACGCTTCAAGGTTTCCTCATCAGTGATATACCCGCTGACAAAGTTGCCAGAGTAGTCGGCAAGGGTGGACGTAGTGGCGTTGTCATTGACGCCAAGGATGCTGGAGATATACCCGCTCTCAGCTTCTTTATATGCATTGGTAGCTGCCTCATCGCCGGTGCGTTCGCTTTCGGCTAGAGCGCTGGCTACGGTAGCTACCCTTCCGTTAGAAAGAATTACTTCACGACTTCCTACGTTGTCCACTACGCCCTTCACCTGCTCAGTAAGGTTGATACGGTTGTAGGTGGAAAGCACATCGACACCAAGCTCGGTCACGCCAGCAAAGCGTGTGCCGTCGTCGTTTACTAGGAACAGGTTCCCTGTTGGGGCATCGATTTCTGGTCTGTATTTGTTGAAGTTCCCAAAATCCTCTGCCCGAGACAAGGCAATTTCCTCCACCGTAGAGCCCGGAATAAATCCATTCTCGTTAGGCTGCATGCGCTTTACGTGCTCCTCGTATGTGGCGTCGTAATTTTCCTTTTGCTTAAAGTATGCGGTGGTACCAGTCATGAGGTTGCTTGTGGCAGTCATATACTCTCGGTAGTCCATCTTCCCGCTACGCCACAGGCGGTCGAGCATCAGGGAATACTCCGTGACGTCTCCAGCAAAGTTTGATGTAGTAGCATTGGCATCCCTATCGGAACCTATCGGCGCCTCGGACGCCTTAGTGTTGATTTCTGTCTGCCGCTTTTGGGCCTCGTCAAGCTTAAGGTTTCTTAGTCGTGTCTGCTCATTGAGCATGTCGACCATGCTCTTGCTGATTTCCCCCCAGTCTACCCTAGACTCTGCTGACCTTTCCGCGTACTTAAAATAGCTCATAGTGTGCTTGCAACTTCTGCTGTTCCCTCATTTTTATACTCCCTAGGCGCTTGCGGTGGGCCAACAAAAGTGGGGTCGTATTCTTCATAGAACCTACTGGATGCTTTAGTTGCGTCGTCCCTACCCACCAGAAGATTGCTTACCGCCTCTAAATCTTGTTCTGACATAGCCATTGCCTCAGGACGTCGGATGGACGTAATTCTATCAGTCTTGTAAGGTGTGATATTTACCTCATTGCTTTGATTTCCTCCAGCGCCAAGCATATTTCCGTCGTCATCAAACCCAGCAAAAACAGTAACGTGATATCCATCACCAGACCCTTTGATAACAACCACGTCTCCAATCCGTGCGTTACGTAGGTTTCCACCAGCCTTGGGATTACCTCCGTAATCTTCTAGGGTGTCGTTTTTACGCTTGTCAGCGATACTCTTCAAATACCCTTGGGTTTTCTTAGCACCCTCTTCACTGGTGTATATGTTTTCTCCTATAAGAGTTGAACCATACGATAAAGCTTTTGCTTCATTAGCCACTCCTCCCCTAACCGTCGTCAGGTTTGAATCTACGAGCACTGTATTCATAAAGGCAGCACACCATGCATCTCGTTCAGTTAAACGGTCCTGTGTTTTTTTCCCTTTATATCCGGTTAGATTATCCCAAAATTTTGAGACAAACTCCTCACCCTCAAAGTTTTCGGCACCGGTACTGTCGGTTGGGATTTTAATTATTTCGCCCTCTTCGTTCTTAACACCTTCAGGATTGGGGATGTATACCGGTTCCTTAACTCCTAGGTACTGCAACAGTACCGGAAGGGGGTTCCTTGGGTCTGTGTTTTCAATAGCCCGTTCAACCATTTTAGCAGTGGCGGGTCCAATTTCTTCACCTGCACTTCTCATTTCTGCATTGGATTCCTCCACAACCTGCGGTGTCGCCGGCTGAGAAATAATCACAGGAATCTTATTGTCCGTCAGGGCCTGCAAAAGCTCGGATGATTGCCTGACCTCTTCTGTTCGAGGGTATGGAACATCTGTAGCTGGAGGTCGTGGGGTGGCCGTTGAAGTGGTGTCAGACCCCCCGCCAGTAGGGTCGGTAACAGAACGTGGTCCTGTAGCCTCTCTTTCTGGTGGTACGGCGCCTTCTCTACCTTGAGGAGATAGCTCAGTCTCAACACCATAGAAAGCGGCCAGCTCTGGCGTTATAGTAGCGTTGCTCATGCCAACGGTCATGCCTGCTGCGGCACGCTCAATCCTCATTGTAGCCTCCATCTCCCGCCGCTGCTGGAGCTGTGCGGTAGCTACAGCCTGCTCCTGTGGCGTCATAGGAGGGACGGAAGAGCGGCTTGTCTGTGGCGTTGGCGCGGCCTGCTGTGGCGTTGGCTGCGGTAGCTCCTCGGCATCGCGTCGCCGACGGAACTCGACTTGCGTTTCTACAGGTTGCTCTACCCTTGGGCCCGCAACGTTTTGTCCACCAGCATTGCCAGCACGCTCCTCGTACTCTTGCCGAGCCCTGACGCGACGACGTTCTTCGGGGCTCATAGGCTCCGTATCGTAGCTCGTAGAAGAGGGCGGGGCGGGGATACCTCCGGGGTACATCTCTCCTTCCATACCTACGCCGGCAGACGACGGGCCCATCTGAGCAGATACAGGGTCGTAAGACGTTGTTCCAGCACGCCGCTGTTGACGCGCTCGCTGACGAGCAGCTCGTTCTTGTTGCCTTAGCTCCCGTGCGGTAGGCGGTTGTGGTGGACCAGTAAATCCAATGTCCCCTTCTTCAGGGGCCTCGACATTGCCTCCCGGAGTGACATAAGTATCGGGCGGTGGTGGCGGAAAATTATTGCCGGGGACGCCGTCGACGTCATAGTCGAAACCGAAACCAGACATATCTACATCTTGAGGCGTTACGGGAACTCCTTGAGAGTCTAATACGCCAACGCTTTCCTCAGCAGAGCGCCGTCTTGCCCTATCGGTATCCGCGTTTTCAAAGTTGCCTTGAGCATAACTACTAAGGGCCTGCTTTCCAATTGCCGTGAGGCCCTTGAAGCCGCCCTTTATATATGCCGCGCGGTCTTCTTCTGCGTCACGGGCAGCTTTAGCCGCTCCCTCCGCCTCCGTCATTGAGATGCCCGCCATCTGCTCCCTACGGCGCAGGTCGTCAGCAGCAATCATCTTCTCAATCTCAAACATATCCTTGCCCATGTCGCTTCGGATTTGAGACTGGTTGGCAAGGTTGGCCATTTGCATGCGGCCCGCTGTAGCCGCTGCACCACGGGTCTCCCCCTCGACGCCAGCCTGCATACCTGTGCCACCAGAGACGAGTGCAGCCTCGCGCATAAGCTCGTAAGGCTCTTTGGGGATAGACAGACGCTCAGCCGTGTTCACGTCAATCTGCCTCCTTGCAGCCTTGAGACTATCTGTGACAGCACGCTCAGCCTTGATGCCTCGCCGCCTAGCTTTTCCCGCTTCAGAAAAAGACTTTATCGTGCCGCCAATCATTTGCGCTCCTGAGACGCCGCTTGCGACTGCCGCCGCAGTAATTGCTTTGCCAGCGATTAGGGCTGCTGCTAGTGCTCCTGCCATAATTTTTTTTGTATTACTGACTCCGGCAACTGCCTGAAGTCAAGGGTGTATGCGTCTTTTTCTGCCTCCTCTACCGTCGTTGCGTCGGTGCGATACACGCATACCCAGCGCGTATCCTCATGGATGTATGCCACGCGTTGTGTTCCGACCTCTGTATGCACCACCATAGGGCCCTTGATACGCTTGACCTCGCCGGTGTCCATGAGCAAAGACATATCGCCTTCCAAAAAGAAAGACGGGTGGTTCTGCTTGTGGATGAAGCTTACGACAAAAGCCCCCTGTGGCATAAAAATCTCTCGGGTATACATCCCGTTCTCAATGTGATGAGTGACGGGTAAGAGTTCCTCCATAGCCTCGGTGTGGTGATGCGCCACACCCTCGGTCTTTAACATGACCTTGTGCAAATCCTCAATAGATTCCCAAATCAAACCTCTCTCGGTATGGATGTTATGCAGAATCTCTTCCATCAATATAAAAGTAACGCTTAGCCGGGATACGACTTCATAGCTTCGGTCCGTGCCACAAACATCTCCACAGCCTCGGTATCGGTGTTGGTCAGCTCAAAGACTCCGTAGTGCCCAAGGAGTCCGTTAGACTCTGCTTGTTGGTTCTTGATGCCCAACCATAATGCGTCTTGCACAAGGGTAGGAATGCCTCCGTTATTGTGTAGGATTTGGTTGATTCCGTTAGGGATATCTACGTTAACAGATGTAACCACACCAGCATAGACAATAGAATCGTAAAGCGGGGGAAGGGCATAGTACAGGTAGTCGCCAATGCTAAGTATGCTTCCAATACTTACCGTCAATGCAAAGTCGACCTGACCCGCAGCAACTACATCGCTGATACCAATGCCGCTGAGAGAGCGCAGGGCGTACTCATCGGGTAAAGCGGGGTTGTTGTTCTCAGTACGAACGAAAGCAAACCAGTCGCCCTCCTTCTTCTCAAAGAACCCTACGTCCATAAACCTCCCGTCCTGCTGGTCGGAGGTAAACGTAGCGGCCCAAGGTCTGTTGCCCTCAATCTGTAATGTCTTGAAAACCTTATTGACGATAGGGTCGTCGTTGAAGACGCTTTGAATGGTGCTGTTGAACTGCTGCCCATAGAAGTTGTTGCGCACCTCGTTGGTGTTGTGCCGAAAGAGGTTGCCACCATTGAACGTATACAGGTACTGGTTCATGCCCTGTATCCACTCTGGTTCAAACGAATAGAACGAAGGCCAGCCCTCAGCAGGTGGACTGTATGTAAGCGTGTACGGCATTATGGACAGGGGGTTCCGACATTAGTGATAATGCCATTGGTAATGGTGTGTGGCGTTCCGTTACTTCCGTCAGCAAAAATGTAGTCTCCATCGGGCAGTGCGTCTTCGGCGTTTTCGTCTAAGAAGACCCAGTCGTACAATGCCGGGGCGCCAACAGTGCCAGTAACAGGGACGTTGTAATAGGTGTTGCTGATGCCAGCTCCACAAACTGCTCCAACATCAGAGCCTAAGAAAGAAGAAAGAGTAACAGGGCACGCGACATTGAGGGACGCAAGACCCGTACACGATGCCGGCTCTACCACCTCAATCAATAGATTGGCTGACGGAGTGGTAATCTTAGGGATGACCATAACGCAGCTTCCGGGATTAGCTCCAGTAGTAAAGCTGGCGTCGCCAGCAGAAACGACAACGCTGCTAGTATTGCCCGTATCGTAGAAGGCTGTGTCGTACCAGTTGTATTCTGTTACCGCACCGTAAGGAGAGTTTGAAACCAATGTAGACGCACACGGGTCGGAGCCATTACCTATGTACGTAGGGTTCGTACTTGAGGTGGCCTTGTGGTATCCATCGACAGGGGAGCTGATAGCGTTGTATACCGTGTTGTTGTATGTAGCGCGAATAGCATACGGAGTAGAGCGTGGGTCGAACGTAATAATGACCGCGCCAACCGTAGCGTTAATCTCAACCTCAACGCTATACAGACCCGTAGAGGACATAAGCGTAGAGATATTCAATGGGCACGAGGAGATACAACTAGGACACGCCTGTGTTGTGCCCAACACTCCCGCCACGGCCTCACGATAGAATCCATTCTGCGAGTAGAACCCGTCTGGGGCCGGCGTGGTAAGTGCCGCATCAGAATAGATGTTCGTAGACGTGGTGAGCGTAGTTCCGTTTAAATAGTAGTTGGATATAAGTCCCATGTCAACATTCGCAATTAGTGATGGTCACCTGCATGAAGTCTGTCTGACCAGAAATAGCAACCGGGTAGGTGTCTGAGCACAAACTGATTGTGTTCTTACCAGCAATGGTAACATATTCGGTGCCGCCGCCACACTCGGTATACTCCACCGTCATATTGCTGCTGCTTGCGTTGTAAACAGTGTACTGTTGGCAGTTAGCGGGGTCGCAGACGCACTCGCAACACGCGCCAACCTTTGATGCACTAAAACACAAAGCGGTAGGAAGGGCCGAAGAGTAATCCCAAATGAGATACAAGAAGTCCCCGGTGGCAGGCATAGTGAAGTTCCCGGTATACAAGGCCGGACCTCCGGCAGGCACAATGCCTGTGGCGGGAAGTGCAGCAGCACGCAGAGCCTCAATGTCGACAGGGGTGTTGGCGTAGTCGGTGTTGCTACGCAAGTAGTAGAACCTGTCAGCCGGGTCGAGTATGTAGTTGTCGTTCCCAAACCTGTTGTAACGCATCTCTACGTTAGCACCATCGGTAGGTATGATGCCACCGCCTTGCGAACCAGAGAACTGCGCAAACTGACTCATGACAGGAAGGGTGCTTCCAACCGCAAACTTTATCTGCTCACTATGCAAAGGGGAATTGAAAGACCCAGCATCCCATCGGTACTCGTTATGAATCAACTGACCCGATTGAGAAGGGCGTGTCAGCGTAACGAGCTTAACGGTAATCTGGTCCGCATCGGGACACGATACCGTAATGCTCAAAATAAACCTGTCTGTTCCAGCATAGTCGACGTCTACATTGACCACACCATTTTGAACGGTGTTTTTATCGATGATGGGTATAGCCGTAGGGTTAGACTCACTAATGCCCGAAGTAACTACCGGGGCAGCACCAATAGGATAGGTGGTAGAAATGTCTATCGTATCAGCAGGGTTGTCTTGCGATATGGTGTAAGAAACAGTTACATCACCAACAGAGTCGCCTACATCAACACAGAACGATTGCCCCGGACTACTAAGCAGGAACGTCTGCGTAACGCCACAGGGGATACACTCGGGAGGCCCGGGGAGTAGCGTGTCGCTGCTTGCCAACACATACTCGTTCATATATGGGTCGTAGCCGCCGAGCTTCTGCGTATTAAAGCTTGCGATAAACTCATCGCGGAACCAGCTACGCATTCCGTTCTCACTAGCAACCAAGAGTTGTTCTTTCTGCCCTTCTCCAAAGAGATGGATGACAGCACCGCGCTTGGCATCGGTAAAGAACTTGTGTGGTCCGCGCTCCGCAAAGCTTTCGGGGTTATTGCTGATGCCAAAGTCCTCAACGCGGGCCACCTGTGTGCCCAACACTTCAGGGATGGATGTGACTACGCTCTCTCCCGTAGAGTCGGTAAGTAGGTTCTTACCCGCTAAGACGTAGCTAATCTTATCCTCCTGCAACGTTAGGATATCGGTACGCCTACCAAAAAGCTTAGCCACAGGCCCATAGCTGTCCTCTAGCGGCTTGAAGTTTAGCAAGCCAAGGTTGAACTCATTGAGCTTGTTGAGGTTCGTCTCGTCGTTGTATACCCCGCTGTATGTCAGGTCGGCAAAGCGGCGAATCTCTTTGTAGTCCTGCTCACTGACGGTGGTGACGCGGTTGCCAAGAGTAATCGGCTTACCAGTTATCGAGTCGCGAATCTTGTAGCTCTCGATGCCATTGCCATAAGTGATACAGTTGAAAAACCCTGTGTCTACGATAGCGTTTTGTGTGGCGCTCTGGTTCTGTAGGTTCCCTCGGTGATAGCGGTTCCCTGTCACCGCATCGTAGACGATGTCATAGGATTCGCTAGACTCATACCATAGGTCGGGAAATGCGTTTTGCGGCTCGGTCTCAAAGACTATAGTTTCATTTGCTGGAACTATTTGAACCCGCACTTTTACGCAGCCTTTCCTGCTGGAGTTAAAACCAGCTCCAGTTGCAGAACCACAAGAGCCCGTCCCTTTGACGTCGAATGAAATACCATTACTGGTGCTGACCTTAATGAATACGCCTCCATCCGCAATGGAATCGGGCTGTTGGACTCCACTCGGTAATGGGCCACTACTAATAACCATAACAGGATATTCCGTGTTGCCCCCCGTCTCAACAACATGAGATTGCAGCCTTGCTACGACTTCGGGGTTGCCATAAAACCAATCCGCAAAGTCGGTATAGTCCTCTAAGACCGTGAACGACTCCTCAAGCTTCATGTACCTTGACTCACAAGCGTTGTTCCCGTCTCCAGTTCCTCCCCGTGTGGTTTTTATGACTATGGTAATTCTAGTCCCAGCGTTTATTGCGTAAGTAGGGATGTTGCCAATCTCAACGAGCGGGACATCGGCAAGACCCGCTAAAAGACCACCCAACACTCCAGCACATTCCTTTTGAGAACCGGAATCATAAAACGGGAAGTCAACGCTGGTGTCGATGTTCGTTTCAGCAGACTTGACTGAGATGTATGTTCCCGCTATAGCTGGAAGGGGAGGGGTTTCATTAAGGGCCCCTACTCCTATAATGCTTTTTTCTAATACCGTTATGTATTCACACGAGGTGATTGCGCCTCCAGCGTCAGACTTGACAACATACCTGTCTCCCTTTTCTGCCTTGGCAGCTTGCTCGCCCTCTAACAGAAAGTATTTCGTCCCTCCATTTTCGAAATAGTAGTTTGAGTAAATAGTCTCATACCCCTCCCGGTCGGGCTTAATGACGAACTTGTATGTCTCAGCCCAATAAGGAGCTGGGTTCCAATACGGAATCTGAACCCTTGCTTGGTTTCGGAAGATAGAGTCGCCACAAGGAATGTGGATTTGATTGCGCTCGCTGACGAGCGCAGTACTAGAGCGACCGTAGGCATCCATATACACGATGCCAACCTCGTAACTCCGGTTGCTGTGTAAGCTCCTCTGTGCCCCAACAGAGTAGTAGTTAACCCTGCTAGTTGATTCTGATAAACCAACGCTTTCATAAGAGGTGGTACCACCGCTGGTGTATTTAGGTATTGGGAACAGAAGCCGGAACGTATCGTCACTAACAACGGTACCTAGGATAGAGTCGCCGATTTGATTGACGCCCGTACCCACCAAGTTTTGTGGGTCGGGAGTGCCACCAGTAGCCGTTAGAGGGAAAATGTTATTCCACGCATTGGTAAAGATGGACTGGTCGGAGTTGGCATAAAGGGCCGGGTCGGTCTCAATGTTTGTTGGGGTACCTAAGCTGTTGGAGAACCCGGGGCTGGTACACATATCGGCCAACGTATTGTAGTCGGCGTCGACGGTATATGTCCAAGAAACAACAGAGTCGACAGGAACAGTAGAAGTGGGTGACGTTCCAGAAACAGTAGTCCAAGACTCGTGGTTTGCCTCGACCGATATCTCAAAGGTGTCGCCCATCTCCACGTTAGTGAAGTCTGTGATGGTAATCTCCATCGTCAGGTTCGGTGTCAGCCCCTGACCATCCAACAGATAGGTAGTGGCGTTCGAGATGGTGAAAGAAACACTCGCGTTTCCAAGCTCCTCTTTAATATGCGTAACAAAATAGTTGAGGCGGATAGGCACTCCGGGCCTCTCGATAAGGTCATAGCCCTCGAGGTAGTTGCCATAGACGAGCCTATTCCCCATCAAGGTCTGCGCCTGTGCTAAGCGCGGGACGTTGTCATACAGCCTTAGTATCTCACTCTCAGGAAGGATGGTGAAAATCTTGCTGTTGTCAAACTCGTAAGTGAATGTAGAGTCGTCGGGAATACCGTCTTGCTGCTTATCAAACCGCTCTATAACGCGGACGATGCTATCGTCCATCTCCTTAAATAAGAGGTCGAATCCCTTGACTAGATTGCCGCCTGTGTTTATGGTCACCAGAGCGTTGTTAGTCTGGTTCTCCATGCCCTCGTTAGTAAGGCTTTCGGCAGAGAAAAAGAAAGAGCCAGCAGTAAATGCCGGACCGGTAAACTGTGAGGTAGCCGAGTACTCACCCTCCTCATATCGGTACCTATACGCGAAGCAGATGATGCGCTCCTCCATATAGTTGTTCTGGGAGTTGTCTACCTCAATGAGCGCCAAAGAAGGCGAAGCAAGAGGAATACCCTTAAGAACCATAACCCTGTCTCCAAGCTCGTTGTCGTCGATGTTAGCTACGGGCTGAGGGTACGAGCGTGTAACGTTAATTCGTCGTGGCGGATTGGCGTCGTCGGTAAAGAACAGCAGCCCATCAACCAAGTTGATGCCAGTTATCAGATACTGTGGGTTGAAGTTCAGCGTGGTATCATCTCCGCCACCGTCGTCGATGCTGACGATATGATACACGAGGTCTTCGGAGCGCGTGTTAAAGGAAACAATAAGGTCAAGCTTGCCTGTCGCTCCTTCAGTAAAGGATGGGTCATGAACGAACCAGTACAGCGTCTCATTAGCGTCGTCGCTATACGCCCCTATGCAGGTGGCGTTATCGCTTAAGACCGTTCCCGTAGGTGGGTACACCAGCGTGGTAAGTTGGGTATTGCCCTTGGTATTTTCTACCGCCCCTATCTCCGAGTCCTCAGTGGAACCCATGCGGATATTCTCAGCGTTGATATACTCTCCTTGGGGAACAAGACGCTCGTCGACGCTCTTGTTCATACGCCCCTTGATGAAGTTCCTTACCAGATTTGACATTACTTAATCCACTTATCGCGACCACGCATATTCATCAGCAACCGACCCGGATGGATATTGCTTACACGAATCTTCGCGTTGCGCAACAAAGCACTCTTTTTCTTTAAGGCCCTCCTAATTACGTACTCCTGTACGCCCAGCTTAGCGTCAAGGATAGCATATTGAATGTACGCATACACGTAGTCCTCAAACATCTTGTTTACGCTAATCTCAGAGTTGTCTCCCGACTCCATGCCATCGCTGACATACTCAAGGATACAAAGCTCATTAGCCATGCCGCTGCTGAAATTGATGACGCCACCCTTCTTGTTGATGCTGAACGTAGGGTTGGCGTTAGCCGTCTCGGTATTGAGGCCATACCGCGCTCCGATAGCCCAGTCGAAATACCAACATCCCTCGTAGTAGTACCCCTCCTCTCCGTTTAAGGGGCTGTTCTCGTTGAGGTATATGCTGCGGTTGGTTCCGGCAATGCGGTTGACATCTAGGGTCGAGTCTTGGGGCCTTAGAATCTGTCCGTTCTCGTCGAAAAGGATACGGCAGTTGTTATCCTGTAGGTACGCAGAGCTCCAGTTCGTCTGGATGTTCTCTGTTAACGGTCGAAGAACTCCGTCCTTATACAGGGAGATACGTACCCAATTGACATAGTCTTGGGGGAGCACAAAGCGAAGTGTATCACACACGTCAAGCTCGAGAACCTTAATCTCCTTGAGCGCGTCGTAATTCAACTCCTGTATAGCACGCTTGGCATGAAACAAGACCTTGTACCGCTCCTCGTTGTTGACCGAAGAGTGGTTGCCACTATACATCAACAGGAAGTTGTTGACGATGTCCTCTAACGAGACGTACTGGTAGCTGCCCCAATTGGCATTCTCGGGTGCGTTACCGTCGTTCTCGTAGTACTGATAGTCTGTGATGTACGCCATTACTGTTTGCTTTGTGCCTCTTCGTTTTTGGCAAACCCATACACATCAGCCTCGCGGATACTAATACCTGCCATCTGCAAGATGCGATACACCAATTTAGGCTCGTCGTCAATCGGTAGCTCAAAGTCTTGGTAGTCTCCAGTTTGAGTAAACACCGGCTCACCGTTGCCAAGGATTGTATATGTCCACTTAGGGTCAAAGGGGTATCGGATATACTGGGCCTGAACATCTCCCGCCGCATCAAACGTGTTTGGAAATACAGTAAGGGTATTGCCCTGAACCACATACGCTGGATACTGAGCGGACGGCGCAGTTAAGTTTGAGTTGTTGAGCATTGTGATGCGGCTGTGACTAACGGCAGAAGCTTCAGCAGAATACACGCCATTGTTCAAACAAAGCACCTTGTTTAGTAGGTAGTAGTCGTCACCCGTAGTTGCAAGGGATGGCACACTAAACGTATTAGAAATGGGGCCACCCTGTTGAGTAAGGACATTGGTGACAGAGAAGATGTCGATAGACTCCTGAATGCTTTTGTTCATATCGACGTAGTCCGTGCCCGACATACGGGCGTTCTCTGCGTTGATAGTGTTGTTGAGGTCGGTAAAGTATCCCTCAAAAATCTCTAGCTGCGCCTGCTTAGCAAACAGGTTGAAGTCGGAGGGAGAGACGTAACCGTAGTTGTTCTTGTTCAGAATCGACAAGACCGTATTACGCACGGAGTTAATCATTCCCTAAAGATAGCGCCAAACGAAAAAGCCACCCGAAGGTGGCTTTCTCTGGTAGTAAGTGATACCGATTATTAATTGAATAAGAGGTCCCAGCCATATGAATCTTCAATCATGGCATTTGCAGTAGGCCACGGAGCGCGGAGCACCTCCGAAACAGCATTCATAATAGCCGCCTCAAACTTAGGCTGAAGCGCAATCACGTCTTCGGCACTATTCAGCACTTCGGTAAGTGGGTATAAGGAATACTGGTCACCGTTGCCCATAGCAATATCTGCGTAAAACTCGCCATCGCTTGTTTCGAAGGACCGATAAAATTGAATGCCGCTAATGTAGTTTACCGGGATTGCCGAAATATCGCCTTGCTTGTATACCAATATATCGTTGTTTGTTTGCATAGGCTTATCTACCGTCATTTCTGCATAGCCCGCATCAACATCGATAGTGATATCTAAAATGGTAGCCACAGCAAGGTTTGCTACGGTTTTGTTCTGCTGTCCTACAGACTGAATCCTGTCACCAACCTTATATGTAGACCACCATTCTTTTGCGGTAGCCAAATCTGTGGTCGAGACGTAGAAGGCTACGGCAGGAAGAACAATACTAAACCTCTTTAGCTCAGTAGTTCCTCCGATAACAGTAGTAGAAAAAGCACCGCTGAGGGTGAGCTGAGTCTCGCTATCTACACTCACGACTTCAGCCCAACTAGAAGAATTCTCCGGGTTGAATACAATGTATCCGGGTTGAACGTTTGAAGTAATGAAGGTAGAGGCGTTTGACACTAACTCAAAGGTGCTGGTATCAAATGAGTTCCACGTTGCAACACTCACAAACATGTTGTTCTCTACGTTTGCTAGTTGCCGAGAACGGGGGATTGAAATCGTCTTCATCAGAATGGGGAACAATAAGTTTGCTGAGATACCGCTGCTAAGCTCTGAGGGTATTCAGGTTTAATAACGACCTGCTCGGGAGAAGAGGTAAGGACGTTACTGACGTTCCTATTCAAAAACTTAGTGAATCCGTAATCAGAATCAGCTAACACGTCGCCCTCTCCGCCTGTTGGATAAAACTCAAGGTAGGCGCCAGTAAAAGAGCCTGAGGGAGAAGTCCCCATATAAAGATGCCTATACATAGATATATATTCGGCATCCTCGCTATCCTGATAAATCTCCATGACGTTACTGAAGTTCACGTATGTGCGATAGTTGTCAAAGGAAGTGTCAGAAGGGTCGTAACCTTCATAAGAGACGAAAGGGCCTAAAAACTTAGCACTCATGATTGCGTTGTAAGGTTTGTGATTTTGAAAATCGGGCTAGGCTCCACCACTTGAATAGGTCCTGAAACGCTATTGAAAGAAAGCAGCGCATTGGAGATATAGGCCGAAAGCTCATTCACACTGGCGGCTCCTCCACCAACACGAAGCTCACCGGCTACATTCCATGCTAATTGACTCGCAAAGGTGCCATAGAAACCAGAGACTTGAAAGGCTCCGGTACTCAGAGCGGGTAGAATACTGTCGGTATTAACCAACTTCTGATACGGGGTTCCGTCAGAAGGTTCGACGGTGAAAGAAATTAACCTATCCATAAATCAAATGTACTATTCTGAAATTAAAACATCGAGGGCCCGAAGGTGGTCGAGTCCTTCGTCACTAAGTAGATAGGACGTAGCCAAAGCCACAGGGTCTTCACCGAAAGGAATAGTCACGAGTTTCTTTTTATTCGTAGGCCCGTTGAACCAAATCTCCGTCTTGTTGCGGCGGAAAGAAAGCAGGTTGTCGTCGAAGAATCTCTGAATCTTAGACTGCAACTTCAGGTCGGGGTCGTTGACCACACGAAGGAATGTCTCTGGGTCTCGGCGCACATAGATGAGCATATCGCGACGCAATTCCGACGTGGTGATACGAGATGGGTCGATGCCAAGGAGGATGCGAGAGACGTGCTCAAGGGCTTCGATGTTCATGTTTTTGCACTCGACCAAGGCGTCTACCTCAAGGTTAAGCTGCTCAACCTCAGCGCCAGCGTCGCGCTCTTCGTTGACCTCTTCATACTTAACACCATTCATAGGATGGTAATGAAGGAACTCCTGCAATACAGGGTTAGTCTTTGGTACGCTTAAAAATCCGTCTTCGAATACAATGGGTTCAACAACGGCATTTCCGTCCTGCTCATCTTCGAATGGAGTTTTTTGATTCCGGGCGTAACGCAAGGGGCGGTTCTCTCCGCGCTCTTCGTCCCAATAAAGAAGTGGGTTACGTGAATTTCCACGACCGGGAATCATAAATGCGATAGGGGTATTCTTCCGCTTCAGTCGGTATACTTTGTTTTTCATAATAATTTATTTGAGGGTGGATAGCGGGGGCGCCCATTGCGCCCCCAATACCCGGTTAGAATTAGTCTTGGAACAAGAAGAAGTTGTTCGCTCCCATAGTGCAGACTGCGCGCTCAGAGAGGTAGTTGACTTCCATCGCGTCGAGGTCGCTGGTAGCAGCACCTCCGGCAGAACCTGTAATCCAAGTCTTATACCGGCGGTCCTCAGTTTCAGAGGCGCGGTAGCGGACGTGGAGGAACGGACGCTTGGCGTTCTTACCCAACACTTGGTCGTAGACCGTAGTGCTTCCAGCAGGAACCATCATGCCGTTGATGCCGCCAGAAGCGAGACCACCACGCATAGTTGGGTCATTCAAGTACTTCCAGTCAGACTTGTAGAAGTCGTAACCACGGCGGAAGCCCGTGAAGCCAAGGTTGAGAGCCATCTGCTCGTCGTTGTCGAACAAGCCGTAGCTCGTACCACCAGCACCGTAGCTGTT